GTGCCACCGATCGGCCGCCAGGGCCTGGTGCTGGCTTCGTCGTACTTCCGGCGGGTCGCCGCGGCCAGGGCCTGCTGCTGATCCTCCCAGCGCTCGCCCCTACTTGTTGCTAACTGGTTCTGAATCACCAGCGATTCTAGGGTTATAGGGGAGAGACTGCACCGGCATCGAGGATGAATCGGGGTCTTAACTGAGCCAGAATAGTATAAACAACCCATCCGAGGTGCGCAGAACTCACAGACCCGATCGTCAGCGGTGGCCACGTAGCGGACGAACCCGACGCCGATGCGGCGGAAGGTGCGCTCCCTGGCCTCGCCGGCGGCGATGTGGGTCTCGGTGCGGGCGACGGTCTCAGCGCGGTTCCTGAAGGCGTCGTTGATGTGGGGGAGGCGCTGCTTCAGGTTGCGGGCAAGCTGGCGGCTGTCGACGCCGGTGGCCATCTGGGCAGCGGTCTCGAACTTGACGGTGTCCCCCCAGTCGCGCCACCAGCGGAAGAAGTAGTCCTTCGATGCTCGAACCCGCTCTGAGGTGGCGGCATTGCGCTGGCGGCGGTAGTTGGCGCTGAGGGTCTTGAAGTCCCGCTCAGAGGCGGCGATGGTGGCGCCCATGTTGAGCAGCCTGGTGAAGCTCTGGCCCTCCTGGTAGGGGCTGCCCGGGGCCGGCGCATCGGTGGGGGCCGGCGGGCCGATCGGTGGCAGTTGGGGATCCTGGATCGACGGGTGGCGGCCGGAGAGCACGGCGGCCGGGGGGAGCATGTCCCGGGACAGCTCGAGGGCGTACTCGGTCCCCAGGTCCTGGGCCTTGTTGTAGAGCTCGCTCAGCTCGCGGTTCAGGGACGCATTGGCCCCCCGATCGGCCGGGAAGCGGTTGATGATCGCCTGCAGATCCTGGGCCAGCTGGCCCTGCAGGTAGAGGCTGGCCTGGTTCTTCTGCAGGGGCGTGATCGGCACCGGGCCGTCGGGGGTGGATCCCAGGAACGCTCCGGGGGTCTTGGCGGGGTCGTATTCGGGCTGGGCCTCGATCCGCTCCAGGCGGTTCGTCAGGCTCCGGATGGTGCGGCGCAGGGCCTCATCGAAGATGCCCCGCAGCTTGCGCAGCTGCTGGTCCTCCAGGCCCCGCAGCTCCTGGTCGAGCTCCTCGATCAGCTCGATCGAGCGGTCAGCCATTCATGGCGCCGCACCTGGCGCGCAGGGCATCGAGGCGGGCCTGGAAGGCGCTGTCCATCAGGGCCTTCACGCTGTTCTTCATGCTGACCAGCTTCTCGAACACCTTGCGGTCCCCGCCGGCGTCCGGGTGGTGCTTCAGGGCCAGCTTGCGGAAGGCCTTGTCCACGTCGGCCTTGGTGGCCTTTTTCGGATCCAGCCCGAAGGCCACCCAGGGGCGGAAGTTCTTCAGGATGTCGATCCCGTTGATCACGCTGCCCCCCTCCGGCAGATTCCGCTCGTCCTTCGGCACGGCAATGAATCGGCGGTAAAGCTCTCGCCATTCGTTCGCCGCATTGCCTCCCTTGAAGATCCGCTGTCGATCCCCGACCGTGGACATCTGGTAGTTCTTGTCCTTCAGGAGCTCGGCGGGCGTGGCGACCCTGAAGTGCTTCAGAACGGCTTCCCTCATCTCCTTCTGCCCCACTCGCCTCCCCTTGGCGGCTGAAGCCTGCTCCTTCCCTCCCCCGCTGGAGGGGGCCTCCTTGGCCCTGGCGCCACCGCTGACAGCAGGGCCGCCTTCCTTGCCCGCCGCCAGGGCGAGGATCCGCGTCATCTTCTGCTGGGCAGGGCCAGCCCCAGGGGTCTTGCGGCACTGCTTGCTCATCGAGATGCAGCTGGCCCCGCAGCTGTAGCCCGTCGCGCATTTCCGCTTCACAGCGTCGGCCCGGTGATCGGCGGCCGCGGCCTGGTAGGCCTCCTGGATCAGCCGCTGGATCCGCTCCTCGCGGCTGTCCCGGCGGTTGTTGGGGCCCGGGAAGTCATCCTTCCTGATCTGGGCGAGCAGGGCATCGAACATGGGCTCCATCTCCTCGGCCTGCTTCCTGGTGGGCCACAACCCGTCTCCCAGGCGCCGTTCTTCCGCGTTGCCCTTTTTCATCCCGGAGTCGTCAAACTCCCGGGTCAGATAGGTGTTGGCCTTGCCTGCCTTCGCCAGCTTGAGCGACACGTGTGCCTCGAACGACCGGGCGAACATCTCCACGTCACTCGTCCAATAGCGCGGGCTGATCAATCCTCCGCCCTTCTTAATCTCACGAATCGAGTCATATACCTGCTGTGTGTAGCCGCTTTTTGTCCATGCAGCTTTCACTTCATTCATGGCTGCACGTTTTTCCGGTGCACCCCTGTTCTCCGACAGGAAGCTGGGCCCGCTGCCGGCGGCGTAGTTGTCCAGGGCGTGCCCCCATTCGTGGGACAGCGACCCGACGCCGTTCTTGCGGGTGAGGTTGATCACTTTCATACCCGGCTCATAGTGGGCAACGGCCCCGCCGCGGCCCCTGGCCCCGATGGCCAGGCCCAGCGTCCCGTTCAGACCGATCGCTTTGTCAGGCAGGCCTGTGGCGTCCGCCAGGTCCACCAGGGCCTCGGCGGCCTTCTGGACGTGGTGCTTGCGCTCGTCATCCGTGACTGAGTTGCCGTACTGGAGGCCGCGGAACCCGAGGCTCTTGATGATCGCATCGGTTGCCGCCTCTGGTGTGCCACCGACACGGCGGCCGCCCTCCCGTCGAGCATGGCCCACGTAGTGGTCGGCAGCGCTGAAGCGCCACTTGCCGTTCCCCTGCTGGCCGAAGGCCGCAGCCATGCTGGAGCCCTCCATCATCTTGGTGCCAGCGTCGAGGGCGCGCTCCATGGTTGGCCGAGCTTCGACCATCTGCCCTTCTTTCTTTAGGGCGGCAGCAAAAGCATTCAGCTGCCCACGGACACTGGTGGGTCCTCGCTGACCGAGTCGATTTTGCATCGAGATCAGGGCATTCGCGGTTGGGTTGTAGGGGTCTCCATACGTGCGGGAGTATCCATCACCTTCCTGCTTTCTTAGGTCTTTCACCATCTCCGAAATCTTGATCTGCAATGCCACGCGAAGCCTTCCTGATTCGAGGTCTTTGCCATCCTCTACAGCCTTGCGAATTGCCTGGAAAGAATCAAAATACTGCTTCCGAACAGTTTTGGCGTCGACCTCTTGGATTACACGGTCGCCGTGTTTCCTGCCGGTGTCCTTAAAGCGCTCCTGCGCCTTGACGTAGGAATCCACATCCTTGGGCGAGAGGTTGGGGAAGGCCTTGAGGCAGAAGTGGGCCTCCAGCCGCGAAAGGATGTTGGTTTCGCTGGCACCGCTGATCAGGTCGGTGGGGAAGTTCTTCAGCAGGTTGTCCCTGGTGAGGACCTTCTCCACCTGGCCGCTGGCTTCAGCCTCCTCGATGGTGCGAAAGGCGTTCCGCTTGTGGCGGGCGGAGTCGCCGATGTCCTCGCCAGCGTTGCTCACGGCCGATGCCCGAGCAAAGGCATAGTCGGGGTCTCCTTCCTTGGCTGCCCGATCGGCCTCTCCCCGGGGCGTGCCGGCGGGGGCCGGGCTGCTGGTGCTGGCTTTGGCTGCAGCCGCGGCCGCCTGGGCCTTCTCAGTGGCCGCCTGCTGCCGTGCACCCTTCAGCTCGGATGCCTTCTCTCCCCGGCGGGTGACGATGCTGCCGGCCAGCTCACCCGCTTCCTTCCCCCGCACTGGCGCGATGCCCCGCTGGGAGGAGGGGCCGCCGGCGGCGAGCTCGAGCAGCCGCTTCATGCGCTCCTTCCCGATCGCTGAGCGGGGGGTGGTGCGGCACTCCTTCCGCAGGCTGATGCAGGCCGACCCGCAGCCGTAGCCGGTGGTGCACTTCTTCCGCAGGGCGTCCAGCCGGTGCTGCAGGGAGATCGCCAGGCTCATCTCAGGGATACCTCGGTGGTGGTAGCGGTTCACGCGAATGCCCCTGCCCACAGGGATGCAGCGGCGGCTTTGCTCCTATTCGGATGCGCGCCCAACAGCTCCACCAGCGGGGAAACAAAGAGCGGCCAAACTGCTCCAGCTTGTCGGGGGGGGCCTGCTCCAGCCACTGCTCGAACATCTCGGAGGATGTCCCCTCCGGATCCCCAGGCCTGAAGTCGTGGGTGTGCAGGATCGTCATCAGGTGTCCCCTGAAAGGTAGGCATCACACAGGGCCCCCATCGCCACCATGTCGACGCCATCGATCCGGCGGATGGTGGCATCGGCGCCGATGGCATCACGGATCCCCCGCTGGTGCTGGTGGCCCAGGGCCAGCAGGTAGGCGCCGGTGCTGGGCTCGAACACCTCCCAGGCGCCGCTCAGGTCCGGACCCACCGCCACGGGGTAGGGCAGGGTCTGCCCGTAGGGGGCCTGCAGGCGGCCGATGCCCGGGGCATCCATCCGCACGCTCACCCCGAGGATCTGATGGATCTGGCCGGCGGCATCGTTGCGGGGCTCCTCATCCCGGCGGCGCTTGCGCCGGCCACGGTGCTCGCTGATCTGCTCAGCCAGCTCCTTGGCCCGGGCCTCGCATTCGTCGCAGCAGGGTTCGTCGTCCGCATCGGTGCGGGGCGGGGTTGGGGCGGGGCCCTCCAAGGCCGGATCGGCCGCCGGCGGCTGCTCTGGGGCAGCGGCCCCGGGCTCGCCCTCGAGGGTGCCACCGAAGGCCACCTCCTCGGGCTGCTTCGGCTGGGGGATCGATCCGTCCTCCTCGCGGTTCAGCAGGGTGGTGTCGAGGCTGAACCGCGGCTTCCCGAAGCGGCTCAGGGCCACCTCATTCGGCTGCAGGACGCCGGCCTGGATGTATTGGCTGTCGGCCGCGGCCACCTTCTGCCGCAACTCCGCCTGTTCGTCGTCGGTAGGGGTGTAGGTGGGGCGGAAGGTGATCTCCCAGTCTTCGGGGGGCTCCTTCCCTTTCCATGGGCCATCGGCGCAGGCCATGGCCAGCTCATAGACCCGCCGCAGGGGATCCTTCAGGTGCTGGGCCTGCCAGTCGGCCACCTCGTTACCGAAGGCCGCCTGCTCGCTGCGGCCATCGGCACCCAGGCCGGAGGGGGACTCGCCCCAGAGCAGGGTGTGGGGCATGCCGGAGGCACCGGTGATTTCGCTCTTCAGGGAGGTGAGGATGTCGGCGATGCCGGCGGCGGAGCGGGTGAAGTTGGTGAGCTCCTCGCCGTCGTTCAGGAGGTAGGCGCCGATGGTGCTGCGGGCCAGGGCGTTGGCCTGCAGCCGCTGGCGGAGCTTGTCCTCACCACCGGCGGCGAGCATGTTCGCCAGGCCCGGCAGCTTGTGCACCACCAGGTCGAAGTCGTGAAGGATGTCAGCGGCGCTCTGCTGGCCGGTCTCCCACCGCTTGAAGACATCCCAGACCAGGTCGACCACCGACACGCCCCACCACTGCCGCTCCTGCTGTGATCGCCAGGAGCAGGGCAGGCCCTCGATGCGGATCACCCGGCTGCTGTGGATCTCCACCTGGGTGGCCTCGGTGATGCCGAGGCCGGCACTGGTCACCTGCTTGTTGCCGGCCTGGTCGTTGAGCTTCTGCAGGTCCCGATCGGCCTGAGTCCAGAACCAGTAGCTCTCAGGCTCGCCGATGCCGGACCAGCCGGCGGCGGGGTAGAGGCGCCAGCGGTCGATCGGGTAGAGGCCATGGATCGTGCGCAGCCGCTTCAGGTTCAGCGGCTTGTCGATCGGCGTCCGGTCGTCGGCGATCAGCACCATGGCGCCACCGCCATAGAGGCGGCTGTAGGTGGCGGCCGCGGCCAGGGCTTGGCGGAGGTGCAGCTTCTCCGTCCAGCCGACCAGGTCATCCAGCTGGCTCTTCATGCTGCTGGAGGTCTCATCCCCCACGCTCAGATCCCAGCCGGAGCGGGTGCCCTGCTGTGGCAACTTCTCGACGATGCGCCGGATCAGCCAGCTCTGCTCGTAGAGGGCGTTGACGGCGCCTTCGGAGAGGATGCGCGACCGCTTGACACCGATCGCTTCGTTCCGGTCCTTGGCGGTGCCAAGACCGGTGAGGACGTTGATCAGGGCGCCATCGAGCCGCCACTCGGAATGGGAGTCAGCGGTGTTCAGGAAACCGATTGACACGGGCCAGTGCGCGTGGAGGCAGGCTAGGCCTGACAAGTTGGCTACATCACTGGCCAGGGACGTTTCTCCCCGTAGTCTTGGGCCGAACATCAGCCCTAGTTCGTTGGGCTCGCCGCTCGATTCGCTCCTTGGCGCCTATGCGCGTCTGCCCATCCCCAGCCGTGAAGAGCAGCTCCTGCTGGGCCGGGCGATCAGGGCATGGCTCGACTGGGCGCCATCACCGGATGAGGCGCCGCCAGGGGTGCGCCGGGCGGGGCAGCGGGCGCGGGAGCAGATGGTGAGCCGAAACATGCTGCTGGTGGCGAAACAGGCCCGCTCGTTTTCGGTGAGCAGCAGCGTGGCCCTCGAGGTGCAGGATCTCATTCAGGAGGGTGCGATCGGGCTGAGCAGGGCGGCAGAGAAGTTCGACCCCACAAGGGGCTGCAGCTTCGCGACCTACGCGGTTCCCTGGATCCGGCAGAGCATGACCAAGCTGGTGCACACCTCCGGGGCGATCCGCATTCCGGTGAAGCGTGCCGGGAGCATGCACAAGCTGCGGCAGTGGGTGGAGGCCTTCACCGCCAGGGAGGGCCGATCCCCGACAGATGCCGAGGCGCTGGAGGGGATGGGGATCAGCGCAGCAGACCTGCGGATCCTGCGGCAGGCGGCCGCCGTGCGCCTGGTGGGCTCGCTCGATGCCCTGATGGGCGACGGCGACGGCGACAGCTTCATCAGCACGGTGGCGGCACCGGTGGCGGGGGTGGGGGGCCAGCAGCGAGACCAGGTGATCGAGGCCCTGACGCCCTGGCCGGATCTGCAGGAGGTGATGGAACGGCAGCTGGCGGGCCAGGGCCCGGTCGAGATCAGCAGCGCCATGGGCATCACCCGCAAGGCGGCCGTGCAGTTGGGCGAGCGTGCGCAGGCGATGGCGCGGCGGCTGGTGGCCGCGGATCAGCAGCAGCCGGCGGCGGGGGTGAGCCTGGC